GAAGAAGAAGAAACTGAAGAAATGTCCATTGAAGATATGTCTGAGGAAGACCTCAAATCATTCATTGAAGATGTTATTAAAGACATGGTATCTGCTGGCGAATTAGAAGCTGGTGAGTCTATGGAAGGTGAAGAAGAAGTTGAAGCTGAAGAAGAAACTGAAGAAGAACTTGATGAAGAAGTTAATCTTGACGAAATCTTATCTGAAGATGAAAGTGAAGAACTTGAAGAAGAAGTTTCTTTAGATGAACTTTTAGCTGAACTTGAAGAGGGTAAAGACGAAGAAGATGTTAAAGAGGCTAAAGAAGAAGATGTAAAAGAAGAACTTGAAGAAGCTTATGCTACTATTGAGACTCTTAAATCTGAACTTCAAGAAATTAACCTTTTAAATGCTAAACTTCTTTACACTAACAAAATCTTCCGTAACAAATCATTAACTGAATCACAGAAGGTTAAAGTGTTAAGCGCGTTTGATAAGGCTACATCTAAGAAAGAAGTTCAACTTGTTTATGAAACTTTACAAGAAAGCTTTAAAGCATCTACTGCTAAAGCTCCTATTAAAGAATCATTAGGATCAGCTTCTAAAGTATTAGGTGGATCTACATCCAAACCGATTATTGAAAATGATGCTTTCGCACGTATGCGTGAGTTAGCAGGTTTAAAAAAGTAAAAATTAATTAAAAAACAAAAAACAAAACAAAAAAATGAGTGCAATTCAATCATTACTCGAATCAGCTAACCCCTGGAAATCACTTCAAAGTGATGCAGCTAAGTTAGCGAACAAGTGGTCTAAAACAGGCCTACTTGAAGGCTTTGGTTCAGAAGTTGACCGTAACAATATGGCAATTATTCTTGAAAACCAAGCAAAACAATTAGTAGTAGAAGCTAGTACAACTGGTGCAGGTTCAACTGCTGGTACTTTTACTGTTGGTCAATCCGAAAACTGGGCTGGTATCGCTCTTCCATTAGTGCGTAAAGTATTTGGACAGATCGCTGCTAAAGAATTCGTTTCTGTTCAGCCTATGAATTTACCTTCAGGACTAGTATTTTTCTTAGATTTCCAATATGGAAACACTAAGAATCCATTCTCTTCTGGAGATTCTTTGTATGGAGCTCGTAATGTAAACGGACGTTTTCCATTCCAAACAACTGGTACAACTGGTGGTTTATATGGAGCTGGTCGTTTTGCTTATTCTACTAACCAATTCTCTAGTTCAGTTTTAGGACTACTTTCAGGATCATCTGCTGCTCCAGCTAATGCTTCTACTGGTAGTATTACTGCTGCTACTTGGGCTGAAACTAATTTTGATTCTGATTTATCAGCTTCAGCTGTTGCAGGTAGAATTTTAAAAGCTACTATTTCTGCTTCAGCTCTTTCAAATTATGATTTAGAAGGTGTACGTGCATTTGTATTAGTATCTGGTTCAGCTACAACTGAGACTGGTGTTGGCTCTATTACTGTAGCTACATCTTTACCAGCTTTAACTACTTTAGATTATACAAATCAGCGTATTTCTTTCTTCTTTACAGCTTCTGGTACTTCATTAGCACCTACTGGTTCTTATACAGTATTCTATAATAAAGAAACTCTTGATAATAATCGTGGTGATTTTGAAGATACAAGCGCTACTTCATTCTCAGTTCCAAATGCTGAAAGTGCAAGTACAATTGTGATTCCTGAAATCAACATCAAGATGCAATCTCAAGCTATTACTGCTAAAACTAAAAAGTTAAAAGCAGTTTGGACTCCTGAATTTGCTCAAGATTTGAATGCTTATCAGAATATTGATGCTGAAGCTGAATTAACTAATATCATGAGTGAGTATATTTCTATGGAAATTGACCTCGAAATTCTTGATATGTTGATTGAAGATGCAGCTGCTGGTACTGAATACTGGACTGTATTAAATAATGGTGTTTACAATCCTAGTAATCCTAATGGATTTGATTTCCCATCAACTGCTACTCAAACTGGATTCTATAATACTCAAGGTCAGTGGTTTGCTACCCTTGGTACTAAAATGCAGAAATTGTCTAACAAGATCCATCAGTTAACTCTTCGTGGTGGTGCAAATTTCTTGGTATGTTCTCCAACAGTTGCTACTGTTCTTGAATCTATCCCTGGATTTGCTACTAACTCTAACGGAGACGCAGCTAATATGGAATATGCAATGGGTGTTCAGAAAACTGGTCAAATCAATAACCGTTACACAGTTTATAAGAATCCTTATATGACTGAGAACGTAATTTTGATGGGATTCCGTGGTAAACAGTTCCTTGAAACTGGTGCTGTGTTTGCTCCATATATTCCATTGATCATGACTCCTCTAGTGTACGATCCAAATACCTTCACTCCACGTAAAGGTTTAATGACTCGTTACGCTAAGAAGATGTTACGTCCTGAATTCTATGGTAAGATTTATGTAAGCGGTTTAACTAGCCTATAATAAATTAATAGAGTCATAAAAAGAAAGCCGAGCTTAGCTCGGCTTTTTTTATTTCTAATAAAACTACTTGGCTACCTAATATATACTTAGTATATTCTACTATAGTTATTAATAAAATAATATGAAAGAAACTCCATCACAGTTATCAATACCTAGTTATGTAATGAACTTTCCATTTTCATTATCAACTGAAGATCCAAATAATATTTGGATGAAAGAATTATCACCTGAAGATTTAAAAATAAATAGACCTAAAGCATATAAACAATTTATGGATTTATATAACTTTATGGCTGGTTCTTCATTAGTTTATTTACTACCTAGTGTAGGAGATTATCAAGATCAAGTATATGTAGCTAATTTAGGTATTCAATTACCTCATTTAAAAGATAAAAATACAATATTATTATCTAATTACACCTCAGAACCTCGTAGAGGTGAAGAATGGGTAGGTAAACATTTTTTTGAATTAATGAATTATGAAACATATATTTCTCCTCATAAATGGGAAGGTGAAGCTGATTTAAAATATTTAAGAGATAATGTTTATATTGGAGGATATGATATTCGTACTGAATTAGAAACATATAAATGGATGGAAGAACATTTTGGTATGAATATTATTAAATTAAGAATGGTAGATGAATACTTATACCATTTAGATTGTTCTATCTTTCCTATTAACAATAATACTTCAATGATTTGTACAGAATTATATGATCCATTTGAAATTAAACAACTAGAAGAATATATGGATATTATAGATGTAAATGTTGATTTAGCTTACAGTGGTATTACAAACTCAGTAAGAATGGGTAATATGCTTTTATGTGCTTCTAATATATCTGAATTAAAAAAGACTCATGAACATTATGAATATGAAAAAAGTAAAATAGAAACTTTAGAAAAAATATGTTCTAATGAAGGTATGGAACCAATTATATTTAACCTATCAGAATATATGAAATCAGGAGCTATGTTATCCTGTTGTGTTATGCATTTAAATCGTGTTGATCAAAATAAAAAATTGTTATAATGGCTAAAACCTTAGAAAAATGGTTATCTACTGATGTTGCAAAAGCTGAAAAATTAGGAGTAACTAAGTTGTCAACTGAGTTCTTTTTTAGAGACCCACCTCGTCCAAATTATATAGATCATGAACATTTTTATTCACCAGCTGATGGTGTAATTTTATATCAAAAATTTATTAATGATCCTACTGAACCTATAGTTGAAATAAAAGGTATAAACTACACTTTACAAGACGCTATTGGTGATCCTGACTACAATAAACCATCATTGGTTATAGGCGTTTTTATGTCGTTTTATGATGTTCATATAAATAGAGTGCCATATGGTGGAATGATTCAGTATAAACGTTTAGATCCAATTGAATCAACAAATAAACCAATGTTGGCTATTGAAAAAGATATTTTAAATGAAGCAATTAATCCTGATAATTTAGAATATCTTAAACATAATGAAAGAATGTGGAATAAATTTTACTCACCTTCTTTAGATTATTCATATTATGTTTTACAAATAGCAGATGAAGATGTAAATGTTATAGCACCATTTGCTCCTGAACAAAATCATTTATTTGCTCAAAATGAACGATTTGGATTAATCAGATGGGGTTCACAATGTGACTTAATATTACCTTTAGATAGTAGATATACATTTGAATTATGTCAAAATGATCATATGCATGTTGAAGCAGGTTTAGATAAATTAGTTAGAATAAAATTTAACTAATATTTATCAACAAATGTTTATGTCTCAACCAAACAATGAAGATGTTTTCGCTAATAAAAGAAAACCAAAAGGTCCTATAAAGTTTAAATTAGATTTAAACGAGGAACAAAAAGAAGCTAAACAAGTAATACTTACAAACCCAGTAGTTTTACTAAAAGGTATGGCAGGTTCAGGTAAAACATTACTTGCTTGTCAAATAGCTTTAGATTTAGCTTTTAAAAAAGAAATAGAAAAAATTATTATAACTCGTCCTACAGTATCTAAAGAAGAAATAGGATTTTTACCAGGTGATTTAAAAGAAAAAATGGATCCTTGGTTAGCACCTATTTATTCTAATTTATATCTATTATATGAAAAAGATAAAATAGATAAAATGGTTCAAGATACTCAAATTGAAATTGTACCTTTTGCATTTATGCGTGGTAGAACATTTCCTAATGCGTTTGTTATAGTTGATGAATGCCAAAATATTACTCACCAACAAACTGAAATGATGTTAGGTCGTTTAGGTAAAGGTGGTAAAATAGTATTTTGTGGAGATTTATCTCAGGTTGACTTAAAAAGTAAAAAAGATTCAGGTATTAGCTTCTTTAACCGTTTAGAAGAACGAATTAAAGGTGTGAGAATTATTACTTTAAAGAAAAATCATCGACATGAAATTGTAGAGGAAATTCTTAAAGTGTACGAAGAATTTAAGGACTAGTTTAAAATTTTTCAATATGTATCGCCATGAAACGATACACAACCACTGAGTTAAAGACTGAGTTTGTTAAAAATAACTATACTTGGTTTAATTTCATGTTAGTAGGAGTTCGCTCTAAAGCTAACATTCCTAATGAATTTGATGATTTATTAGGTGTAGTGAAAAATGATAAAGTAACTTGGTTTACTTGTACTACAAACCCCGGAACTCATTGGTTAAAAAATCTTTTAAACCCTAAAGGAGCAGCTTTATTAAAACCAGGTCAATATATTGACACTTATAAATTAGGTTTACATCAGGGTAAATATGAGGCTCTATGTCAAGCTAAACCTGTAACTGTTTATCGTGATAAAGATCTAGATAATATAGCTGAAGAAACAGCTACATTAGACACAGGTTTATTTGGAATTAATATCCATAGAGCAAATGAAACAGCCATTTCTAAATTTGTAGATAAATGGTCAGCAGGATGTCAAGTTTTAAATAATCCAGCTGATTTTAAAGAGTTATTAGCACAATGCAAGTTATCAAGTCTAAAAATTTTTACTTACACACTTTTAAACGAATTTTAATTATGAAAAAATTTATTTGGTCAATGTTCACTGATGAACGTGGAATTATCTCTGTAAAAAGAGTAATTGGTTTTACATGCGCTTTATTTTTATGTGGTACTATGTTAGCTAATAGCTTTAGCCATGAAAGTATTAAACCATCTGATACACTAGTTGATGCTGTATTAGGTATGGGTATTGCTTGTGTAGCAGGCACAACTGTTGATAAATTTAGCGCTGTTGTTAAAGGTAACAAAGAAGAAAAAACTGAAGAATAATGGACACAACACACGTTACTACCAATTTTGGCGTGTTTGAACAATTAACTAACTATGGTGCTTTAGGGCTTATTGTTTTAGCCCTAGGCGCTGTAGCTTGGTATATGTTTAAACGTATTGTCAATGAAAGAGATAGGTTACAAGCTAAAGTAGAGGAACTCGAAAAAGAACTACGTAACAAATAATAATTATGACACTTTTAACATCCTTTGGGGTATTTGAGACATTGTCTCAATACGGGGCTCTCGGTGTAATTACTTTAGGTTTAGGAGCAGCATTATGGTTTTTATTAAAAAGACAAATTGCTTCTGAAGATCGTTTAAAAGCTAGAGTAGATGAACTTGAAAAAGAACTTCTAAACTATGTTAGAAATGATCAATCTACTCTTAAAACTACAGTAGAAAATAATACAAGAGCTGTTGAAAATTTTAGAGATCTTATTTTGACTAAAAAATCTAAGTAATGAAAAAGAAAGTTTTATTGTATGTAGTTTTACTAGCTATTATAGGATTTATCACTCTTAATATTTTTACAGCTGGTGATAAACACGTTGAAGTAGTTGAAGATAATATCACTTTAACTAATGAAAATAGCCAACTTAAAACAGAGAATAATCAACTTAAATCAGAAAATAGTCAATTAAAATCTGAAAATCAACAATTAAATTCTCAAATTTCTACTTTATCTATAGCTAAAAAAGAAGCAGAAACTATTTTACCTAAAACTATTATTAAAATAGAAAAAGAAGTAGAAGATAATATGGGTTGGACTTTCCCAGAACAAGCTTATGATTTATTAAAAGAAAAGTTAAAAAGAAAACCAACTGATGAAGAATATAAAAAAACCCTTATTGAATTAATTCAAAAAGATTTATTATATCATCCTGGAGTTCCTGATCCTTATATGAAAGGTAAAAAAGTTTCAAATTCTGAAGTAGATAAAGTTGTGCGACAAAAATGATTCTCCCCATATTTATATAGGACAATCTCTATTCAATGGCTTCAACTCTCGCTGTTAGTATTTCTGAAACTATTACATTAGATAATGGTAATAAGATGACCACTTTTAACGCTGTTAATATAACAGATGTAGGTCAAATAGTTAGAAGAATAGATACAATAGTGACAGATTTTTCTGGATCAGGAATTGAAATAGTAAAATTTGTTAATAGTGAAGCTGAACAAACAGCTGGTTCATTTGTTAAATCTGATGTTAAATACCTTAGATTTACTAATATTAGTGGTTCATCAAATGTATCACTTTATTTAATTAAAACAAATGATGAAAGCACAGTTTTTGATTTAGAACCTGGTAAAACTATAATGTTTGGAAACGCAGAATTTGACGCTAGTCAAGTCGGAGATTATGTTGTTGAAGGATATGTTGATCCACTTTATTATAGTGATTTAGTTTTTTATGATACAATAAAAGCTAAAGCTGTTTCTTCATCTGTTAAACTAGAATATGTTGTCGCGTCATCTTAATATTTATAATACGAAATAAAATAAAATGGGACTAACATACAGACAAACAAAAGGATCAGCATTAACATTTCAAGAGTTAGATGCTAATTTCGAATATTTTACAGGTTCACATTCTGTTACTGGCTCAGTAATAGTATCTGGATCACAAG